TGGCAAACAGTGTTTGAAATGGAGTATGAGGAGATGAAGGCAATTCAGAAAAAAGACGGCAGGGAAGAACTTTCTTCTGACGCTTTCAGAAGCAAACTGAAGACAAAAGTTAAACCAGCAAGGAGATAGATATGGCAAGGCGGGTAAATTTTGCGGGTACAGTTCTCAGTCTCGATCACAGGCAGATGGATAATTCTCTGAGACGTATTCAGCAGAATGTCCGCTCCACTGCCACATCATGCACACAGGCTTTTAACGGACTGGCAAACGCTTTTAAAGGTGCCATTGCCGCTTTTTCTGTAGCTCACGTCTTCAATCAGATTACAGACAATCTCAAACAGACTGAAAAAGCAGTCTCATCACTGACTGCCGTCACAGGCAATCTCAAAACTTCACGCGCTCTCTTTGATGAACTGAACAATTTGAGCCGTGAAATCCCTCAGTCTTTCGATGAAATCACACAGGCTGCACTTACTCTCAATAAAACTGGTTTAAAGCCAACGGCGGATACCGTTAAATCTCTTGCTGCAATTTCTTTAGGCACAGGACAGTCTTTGAATACTGTTGCACAGGCTTTTGGTTCTGCAGCAATGGGCAGAATGAGAGCATTACAGCAACTCGGAATTACAGCAGTTCAGGAAGGCGACAAAATTAAACTCACCTATCAGGGAGTTACTGAAACAATCAAGGCTGATACAGCCTCTCTGACTGATTACATGAACCGTCTCGCTGAAAACAAATTTGCAGAAACTCTGAATTATCAAATGCAGGGAGTTACCGGAGCAGTTAAAGTTCTTGGTGAGGCATGGGGAGACCTTTACAGAGCACTTGGAGAGTCAGCAATCGGTGAAATGATTGTAGACTCCATGAGAGACGTTGCTGACATTCTTGATACCGTTACTGCAAAACTGAAGTCTCCGGAGTGGGCGGAGAATCTGAAGTCAATACAGGTTGCTTTTGAGGCTTTGAAAGACGGTGTTGTCTCGTCTTTCAGCGTGATTGCTGACACCTGGAATCAGTTTATCGACGGGTTCGAGGACTCCAGCAAAGAAGGAACTGATTATGCCGCAACTTACTTTCAGAACTTCTTTAAGTTGGTAAATATCGGCATTGTAGGCATGATTACTTCCTTGAAAGAGGTTGTATCTTTCCTGCCTGCTCTTGGAAATACGATCGGCAAAGCCTTTTCTCCAGACCTTAAGAAAAAAATGGCATGGAGTGAGTGGGAAAGAAAGGCATCATCCGGTGAAGTAAATCTGAATGATGCAGCTGGGTTCAAAGAGTTTGAAAAGAACTACAACGTTCACGGTTTTTCAGAAGTAAAGTCTGCCGGTGATTTGCTTGCGGATGCCGGAAATCGAATCACTGACGCAATGGATAAAGCAGCAAAGAGAATCAGTGATGCAGGAGTAGAAAAAGCCCGTCAGATTGCTCTCAATCCTTCAACTTCTGGAGTTGGTGAAGGCAACAGACCGATAACTTCCGGCACCGGCGGAGGAAAAGGAGGATCTGGCGGAGGCGGCGGAATTGACAGGCAGGCACAGGAAGCAAAGAGGGCGTTTGATCAACTTGCTCAGTCTCTGGAGCGTGCAAGAGTACAGGCACTGTCAGCACTTCAGAAAGAACAGATTGAGTACCAGCAGCACATAGCAACCGTTACAGACGCTCTCAATCGGCGTGTAGTGTCTGAGCAGGAAGCAAAGACAATGCTTGAGCAGATAGAGACTCAGCATCAGGAGAATCTTAACCGTATCAGACTTGAAGCAGACGCCCGTCTGGCTGAAATGCGGGGTGATCCGATTGCCAAACTTCAGATTCAGTATGCTGCAGAACTTGAAGAACTTGAGAAATTCCACAATGACAAGATTGTATCTGAAACTGAGTATCTTGAGACCATGAAAGCAATTTATGACAGATACTATGATGAAATCAGTAAAAAGGGGAAGAAAGACAAAGGCAAAGGCAAGAAAGGCGAAGAAAATTCAATCTTTGGTATCTCTGCTGAATCCCTGGAAAAAGTAAAAGACTCACTAGACAGTGTTTCCGGTGCATTCAGTAATATGACACAGAACATGGATGAATCATCCGGTGCATATAAAGCTTTGTTTGCGGTTCAAAAATCATTTTCTGTTGCAAGTGCAACAATGTCATGTATTGAAGCATGGGCAAACGCTCTTAAAACTCAACCTTTCTGGCCTGCCGGACTGGCTGCATACGCTCAGGCTGTGGCTATGACAGCGAATATCATTGGTCAGCTTACTTCAGTTTCCATGCACGACAAAGGCGGTAATATCCCTGCCGGACAGTATGGAATTGTAGGTGAAATCGGGCCGGAACTTGTAAGAGGTCCAGCATCCGTTACCAGTAGAAAAGATACGGCAGAACTGCTTAACAGGTCGGGTGACGTAACTGTAAATCTTATTGAGGACAGGTCAAGAGCGGGACAGGTAAGCGACAGAGAGACCGACGAGGGTAGAATTATTGATATCTGTGTCGCAAACATACGCAGAGGCGGTGATTTGGCTGATGCGGTGTCTCATACCTACGGACTGTCAAGACAGGGGATATAAATCATGGCACTTGTATCTTATCCTTTGGGACTTCCTAAACCTTTGCAGAAGAACTACAGAATTTCTGTAAAACCTGCAATGACTACTGATGAGCCAACGAACGGAAAGACTGACAACCGACTGATAGCGTATAACGCTCCTTTCAGTCTTTCATGTTCAATCATGCTTACATCGGATTATCACTATGAACTGTGGGAGACTTTTATATCAAGTCTTCACTTTGGCAATGATTATTTTCTGATTACTCTGTTCAATCAAAACTGTAAAGCAAGAATACAGTCCGGCAAATGGTCTGAAAGACTTGTATGTAATACTGCTGCCGGAGCAATCAGAGAAATCACAATGACGCTAGATTTGGAGGCTGTATGATTACAACTAAAGTCAGATTACCTATATTCAAAGGTTTTTCAGAAGACGATATAGGCAAGTCCGCTCAAAGAACTGAAGTAGAACTAACTAACGATGCGGACGAACTTATACAGAATGTTAAAGCGTATTTTGTATCAAGTATTAATAACGATCCGGTAACAATCTATAGAGGTGTTGACGGTGTAATAACATACACAAATGAGACTTCACCTAAATCAAGATTAACATCTTATATAAGACTTTCTGCACCGAATAATTTAAACCCAACTTATTATCCTGGTCTGTATCCTGCTACTGAATTTGATGTGAGACTGAAATACTGGAATGAGTTTTTAAGCACGTTTCCTAATGCGTTAAAGGTATATACATCAATATCTTTTATAGACCTTTATTCAAACTTTATCGGAGCAACGACAGGCTTTAACAATAATGGTGATATTAAACTCGTAGCCAGACCGCTAAACGATAAACTTCACGTCTATATATGCGTAAACAACAATGAAAGAACAATAGCAAATCCAATGCCGGACAAATTCATGTCCGGAGAATGGATCCATGTTAAAGCATATAAAAGACAGATAAACGGTTCATACTATTCTATTATTGAAGTCGATAATAAAGCGGTTCTGACAATACCTTTAAGTTCAACGTCAGTTTTGTATTATCCCTATATAGGAAGCGGAGGACTATGCGGAACGTCTTCAATCACTAATTATTGTCAGCTAGCATACATTGAGGTTTCAAATATCAGTCTTACCGGACTGTTTGAAACAGAAATCGACGAAAATGAAAAGCCTGTAGAGTTACAGATAGGAGACTGATTATGGCATTTCTTAAAATAGATTCTTCTTCTGTCGGTACTTACTCTAGCAATAAAGAACTGATAAATTCAGACATAGGCTCTGAAAGTTGTATCGGTATTTTAATATCATCTAAAGGCAACAGCTCATACGCACCGTCAGAATTTAATATTGAAGACATAGACGGTAACGGTCATTACGGTATTAAATTTCAGTCCGGAGACGGAATAAATGCAGTCGCAGGAATGACTACTTCTTTAGTCTATAGAAACATAAATGCAACAGAAGTAAGTTCATACTATTACTGTATAGAGTTTGATGTTCGTGTTATTCCGGATCCGGTCAAACATACTGCTCAAAGCGGTAACGTCTTTATTTGCGGAGGTTCAGATTTCTATAGCGGATTCAAAGTATATTTCAGTACAACAAACTCTGTAAGGACGTTTACGTTTCACCAGATGTTTGAATTAGAATCAGGGGTCTGGTATCACATTAAATTACAGGCTGTCAGCGGATATTATTCAAGCCAAGTATGGAACGTTTATTGTGACGGCGAATACAAAGGACAGACTACACAGGATTTCAGTACAGGATCTCCATCAATTCGTTCTTGCAGTTTTTCAAATACAAGCGGCACTTATGCGGACGGTGGAACAAAGATAGATATAGCAAACTTTGAATTGTCTTTAATTCCTAACGCAGTAGAACAAAGACCGTGTATATCAGCAACAGGAACGTATCAGAATGATGTATTGTCTGCCGTTGCAAATATAGATATTGATTCAAGGACAGAAAGCGTTTCAAACGTTTGGAGAGATGAATCACAACAAATATCAGACAATACAAATGCGAGTATAGAATCTGACGGTGTGTATTACATTATTGCTGCTGACAGCAACAACTATACAAACATCAAAGAAATAGACGTTAAATGGGGGTATGCAGAATTTTACATATTTCCTCATTTCCCGTTACAGTCCTCATATCAGATAACACATCAGCCGAATGTAATCAGAACTGAGATGTTAGATAAACATTTCAGACAACGTTATTCAGATGTTAAGAAATACAGTGAGTTAAGCTGCCGGTTCCTTATGGTTCAATCTGAACTTGATACATGGATCGAACAGTGGCGGTCTACGCTTCATGAGGGGTCAGACTGGTTTTTTATGAATACCTTAGAGGGAGTAAAGGAAGTCAGATTAAAAAACGGTGAATTTGAATACAGTCTTAATCATCGGTCTGCCGAAAAAACACTGTGGGAAGTGACGTTTAAAGTGGAGGTGAAAGAATGAGTTTTGATGCAATCAGTGTATTAAATGCAAGCGGTAACAGACTGCCTTTGGTGGCACTTAAAATAACATCAAACAGTCTTGATAATCCTATTTGCCTTGTTCAATCCCAGGAGGAGAAAACGCTATCGGACAATAACGGCAATACATATGTTTTTCTGCCGTGTTCGTTATCGGTAAACTTTCCTGAGCGTAACACCTCCGGTTTTTCTGATTTGAATTTTGTTGTAGGTGATACTCTCGGACTCTCTATGGGTTATGTGTCGCAGGTCATGAGCAATTATGATGTTGCAGAACTTACGCTGCTTGAATATCTGCCGGACGAAACAGAGCCGATTTATCATCTTACTTTGTCTGTGACTCATGCAGAGATAACACAGAAGTCCGCTACTTTCAGTGCAGGATGGCACGACTGCCTTAACTTAAAATTTCCGTACAGACGTTACACGGCAAAGCACTTTAAAGGTCTGCGGTATGTCGCTTAATCTCACCCGTTATTTTTCAGTCCAGTACACGAGAGACGGGAGAA